CTCCTCGCATTCGTGAACGATGCGAAAAACGCTCAGGAAGCCGTAAAACTCGGCCTGATCGATCCGCCACCCGCGCCCGTACCCTCCCCTTCACCCTCTTCTAATCTCTCAACCACGGGCGCTACAGCGAATCCTGGGGCATCTTCTGCCCCAGGGGTCGCTTCTCCCCCCCCGGCGGCGTCGGGGGGGTCCGGAACAGTTAATACTTGATATCAACTGTTCCGACTGACACCGAAGGAGTATGCTTTCCTTCGGGGTCTTCCCCTCAACAACTTAAGGAGTTGATTTTATGAAACGTTTTCAAATGTCCCGTGGTGGGTCGCGTCGTCAGTTCACGGCGAACGCGGTCCGGCACCACAAGCGCAACTTCGGGCCGAACCCGATGCGCGGCGGTATCCGGCTGTAATGCCGTGCCGTGCTATCACCCGGTCCAGGCTTGGAAGGGTGAAAAGACGGCCTCGGGGAAGCGGAAGCTTGTCTTCTCGCCATCCGGGGCCGTCGGCCTTCCTCTGGAAATTCCATGCGGTCAATGCATCGGGTGTCGCTTGAGACGTGCTCAAGACTGGGCGACCAGGTGCGTACACGAGGCGCAATTCCATGACGAAAAGTGCTTTGTCACTCTCACATACAGCCCGGAATCGCTCCCTACGGATGGTTCGGTTGACGTGGCTGTTCTGCAGCGTTTCCTTAAGCGCTTGCGCCGTGCTCTTGCTCCTCGCAGGCTGCGCTACTTCGCTTGCGGTGAGTACGGCGGCAGGACCCTTCGCCCGCACTACCACCTCCTGCTCTACGGCTACGAGTTCCTCGGAGACAGACGGCTCTACAAAGTCACGCCCCACGGCTACACCTACACGAGCGTCGAGCTCGATGAGCTGTGGGGACTAGGGCAATGCGTCATCGGTTCGCTTACCTCGCAGTCTGCCGGCTATGTGGCCCGGTACTCGTTGAAGAAGGTGACCGGCGACCGTGCGGAGCGGCACTACGAGAGGGTCGATCCGGTGACGGGCGAGATTACCCGTGTCTCTCCCGAGTTCGTGGTGATGTCTCGGCGTCCGGGCATCGGGCACGAGTTCTTCACTACGTTCTCGTCTGACCTGCGCGAAGATTTCGCGATGGTGTTGAACCCGGACGGTGCGCACAAAGTTCCGGTGCCGAAGTATTACGACAAGCTGTTTCACGCGGCAGAGTTGGAGCGCCGCAAGCTGGAAAGAAAAAAGCGTGCGCTCAAGCATCGTGCCAATCAAACCCCGGCGCGTCTTGCTGTCCGGGAGGAAGTCAAACAGGCGCAACTTCGCGCCCTCAAGCGAGGAAATCCAGAATGAAAAGTAAGGTGTTTGCGGTGTTCGATTCCAAGGTCGGAGCGTTTGCGACGCCTTGGTGCTCTCCCACTATTGCCTCAGGTTCTCGCGCGTTTGCCGGTGCGTGCGAGGATCGGTCGTCCATGCTGTTCAAGCATCCGGCTGACTACGCGCTGTTCCTCGTTGGCGAGTTCGATGAAAGTACCGGTGCGCTCGTTCCGTGCGTTCCGGAGAACCTCGGCTTCGCCTCTTCGTTCATCGTTCAGGAAAAGGAGTAGTTCCGTGCATCGCAATCCGTCTGTGATGAAGCACACGTTCTCGCAGGTGCCTCAAGCGGAGATTCCGCGCGCGTCGTTTGACCGGTCTCACGGTCACAAGACGACGTTTGACGCGGGGTATCTCATCCCGGTGTTCTTGGATGAGGCTCTGCCGGGTGACACGTTCAAGTTGAACATGACCGGGTTTGCGCGTCTTGCGACGCCGATCTTTCCGATCATGGATAACATGTACATGGACACGCAGTTCTTTGCGGTCCCGATTCGTCTGGTCTGGGATAACTGGCAGAAATTCAATGGCGAGCAGCGCAACCCTGGCGACTCGACCGACTTTCTGGTTCCTCAGATGGTGTCTCCGGCGACGACGGGTTATGCGGAGTTGTCTCTGTCCGATTACATGGGCATCCCTACGGGTGTGCCGGGCCTCTCGCATTCGTCGCTGTGGCATCGTGCGTACAACCTGATCTACAACGAGTGGTACAGGGATCAGAACCTGCAGAACTCGTTGACGGTCGACACCGACGACGGTCCGGACGATCCGGCGAATTACGTCCTGCAGCGGCGCGGTAAGCGCCATGACTACTTCACGAGTTGCCTGCCCTGGCCGCAGAAAGGTCCAGGTGTCTCGATTCCTCTCGGCGATGCAGCGCCGGTTCGTGGTGACGGTACGTCGTTCTCGCTCAACTACGGCGGGTATGTGTCGGCGTTCGTCGGTGTTCCTCCGGGCACGGAGGTGCATTTCGGGACCGGGCCTGCTCAAAACTCGACTCCCGGCGTGTATGCCGGTGGTCTTGAGGTGAATCTGGCGCAGGCGACTTCGGCGACGATTAACTCGCTGCGTCAGGCGTTCCAGATACAAAAAATCTACGAGCGCGATGCTCGAGGTGGTACGCGGTACACGGAGTTGATCAAAGCGCATTTCGGGGTGACGTCGCCCGATGCGCGGTTGCAGCGTCCTGAGTATCTCGGCGGCGGCTCGACCCCGGTCAACATCGCGCCGGTGCCTCAAACTTCGGCGTCGGGTACTTATGCCGCTTCTCCGCAAGGCAATCTTGCGGCGGTCGGTACGGCGCTGCTCCGCAATCATGGGTTTTCCATGTCGTTCACGGAGCATTGCTTGATTCTCGGACTGGTTTCGGTTCGTGCGGACTTGACGTACCAGCAGGGCCTTAATCGGATGTTCTCGCGGCGGACGCGGTTCGATTTCTACTGGCCTGCGCTTGCGCATATCGGTGAGCAAGCGGTGCTGCAAAAGGAAATCTTCGCTTCCGGTACTTCGGCGGACGATCTTGTTTTCGGGTACCAGGAGCGCTTCGCGGAGTACCGCTACAAGCCTTCGCAGATCACGGGCCGGTTTCGGTCAACCTCTGCGACGCCGCTTGATGCGTGGCATCTCTCGCAGGAGTTCGCTAATGCTCCTGTTCTGGATTCGGCATTCATCGTGGAAAATCCGCCGGTCGATCGGGTCATTGCGGTTAGCACGGAGCCGCATTTCCTCTTCGACTCGTATTTCTCGATGCGTTGTGCTCGGCCGATGCCGGTGTATGGCGTGCCGGGTCTGATCGATCACTTCTAACCATGCGTCCGGACGAGCGGATTGCCTGGGACATTTATTTTGCGAACGTCCTCGGTATTCAGTACCACCCCGCAAACCCGGCGCATTCTCGGATGACCGTCGCGCAATGCGCGGCGGTCGCCGATCTTGCCCTCTTTGAAAGGAACAAACGGTGCCAGTCTTCGGTGCAATCGCAGGAGCAGTCATCGGTGGTGTGTTCTCGGCTGCCGGAGCCGACGAAGCTAACGAGTCAAACGAGCGCATCTCGCAGGAGCGGACGGCGGCTAACTCTGCAGAGGCTCTTCGGCAAATGGAGTTCCAGGAGCGAATGAGTAACACGAGTCATCAGCGTGCTATTCAGGATTTACGTGCCGCGGGGCTTAACCCCGTTCTCTCGGCTGTCCAAGGCGGTGCTTCAACGCCTAGTGGTGCTGCTGGTCAAGCGGTCGCGTCGGCTCCCATGCTCAATAAGGGTCTGGCTGCTGTCCAAGGTGCTCAAGCTGCTGCTTCGGTGAGTCAAACAATCGCGAGCGCGGAGCAGGCTCGCGCGGCGGCTCGCAATCTGGATTCCCAGACGAAGCTGAATGAAGCGGAGTTCTATGAGGACCCCAGCAAGGTGACGGAAGGCAACCTGCCTAAGACGCACAGGCTGCAAGAGGTCGCCTCTCGCACGGTTCTGCTGCGCAGGCAGATCGAGCATGAGGTCGACAAGGCGGGCCTTACTCGGACGCAAGAAGATCTCGTTAAGGAGGAGATCAAAAACGCCGTTCAGGAGAATCGGCGGATTCAGGCGTCGACGCGCGATCTGCAGGCGAATGCCGTGTTGCGTGAGCTTGCTCAAGCGGAAGCTCGCGGCTCCTCGGCGTGGCATACGAAGTATCCCGAAGCTTCGCGTGAGCGGCACTGGCTCGGTCCTATCGGCGAGGGTGTGTCTTCTGCGCTCGGCGCGGCCCGTGGCCTGCGCTTACGGTAGGGCTTGTCTTCTCTTCTCTCTCAATCTTTAAAATGACTTGACGTTTACACGCACGTTCTCGTGCAACCCGACTTATCCACGGCGATTCAGGTTTATCGAATCGCGGTGGGTAAGTCGATCCTCGTCAGACGGTCCATCCTTCAAAGGTGCTCTATGAAAAAAACTCTCTCTGATTCTCATAATCGCGACTCTTCGCCTTCTCTTCCTTCTCTCGACTCTTCTCCTTCTCCCTACTCTTCACCTCTCTCTCATCCTTCTCTTCTCGACTCTTCGTTACGCCCTTACCGCTCTGCGCAATCTCCTCGCCTTCGTGTCGCTCTTCTCTTCCCGCCCGAGGGCCGCACTAAGCAGCAGTTCAAGGAGGAGTGCGACATAAACAGGATCATGAAGCGCTACCAGCAAACCGGCGTGATTGACCATGTGAATCGCGCTCAACCCCGTTTCGGGGACCTGGAAGTGGTCGACTTTCAGTCGGCCATGAACATGGTCATTGATGCGGAGCAGCGCTTCCAGGCTTTGCCGTCGGAGGTCCGGGATCGGTTCGGAAACGACCCTTCCCGCCTCCTCGCATTCGTGAACGATGCGAAAAACGCTCAGGAAGCCGTAAAACTCGGCCTGATCGATCCGCCACCCGCGCCCGTACCCTCCCCTTCACCCTCTTCTAATCTCTCAACCACGGGCG